TGAAACGCTTAATCCTTTTTGTACCAATCCTTTTCCTACTCATCTCCTGCTCTACTCTGAGCAAGAAAGACAGCACCAGAATTGGTGCCATTATTGGAGTAGCTGATATTGTAACAGATATCATTGTGGATGAACCAGAGGGCTCAAAATGAGACCAAAAGATTGCCCATTCTGTGGTGGCTTTGATACAGAAGTTGAAACCACTGAAAACAACGACACTGAATATGTTCACAGAGTCTGTTGTTTGGATTGTGGTTGTAGAACAGATAGCTTCAAAGATGCATTGGATGCAGTCAAAGCTTGGAACAATAGGGCCAAATGAATTGTATTGATTGTAAAAATCCACACTGCTCCTTTGCAGGGATTGATATGGGTAGTGCTTGTAAATATTTTAAATAAAGGCCCAAGGGTGGCTTGGGTTAGTTCAAGGTGCAGGTGGTGCACCGAATAATTTTTTTTCAGGAGAATAAAAATGGCAGCACCAAAAAATGTTATATTAACAAGTCTGCATGGTAGGAGAGTTGGCCTCAATGTTGAGGGTGACCTTGTAGTAGCTGGTAAGGTTGTTACCAATGTCACCTCTGAAGTTGGTGCTTTGGTGGCATCTTTGAACATTACTGAGGAACTAGTAGATGGACCAGTCAGGAAAGTCAAGCTGACCTGTGTTGCTATGCCTCTAGTTCTGACGGATGAGTCTGGTGTCACAGTCTGGAGTGGTACCAAGATATATGACTTCCCTGCTGGGATGCTCCTGTTCTTGGGTGCCAATATTGTTGGTGAATTGACTGGTGTGGAAGTCAATGCTACCTTCGTTGGTGATGTTGCCCTCGGAACAGCCACAGCGGACAACACTGCTACCCCGATGGTAACTGTCCAGCAAGACCTCCTCCAGAATACAGCGGTTGCTGCTGCGACTGCCAAGGTTGCTCCGGTTGATGCTGTTAGTGTTGCTACTGCTCTTACTGAAAGCGGTGCACGCTGGCATGATGGTCGAGCCACTGCGAAAGATATGCACCTCAACTTCCTCATTGATGAAGATGGGGCTAATGCTACTAGCACTGGCCTATTTACTGGCACAATTGAGTTTGCCTACATCATCTTAGGAGCAGTTGATCCGACATAAGTGACTAAGTGCTCAACCATTTGGCTGAGTTAATTATAATTGGAGGTAGAACCCAATGAAGAATGCACTAAAGGAGACTATCAAAGTATTGGCCAAGAATAGCAAAGATGCTAAAACATCAATTGAAGCTCTACAATATACACAGGCTGCTCTTAATGCTGCAAAAGCCTTGGAAGTTGTAACAGAAGTTGAAAGGAAATAATGGAAGTCCTTGACCAACTCATAGATAATATCACCCATCTTGATCCAGACAAACGGGCTGAGATGGAGACTATGGCTACCCAATTAGTTGGGGATAGGCTATGGACTCCTAACCCTGGGCCACAGACAGATGCTTTCTATAGTAAGGCAGATGTCTTGTTATATGGTGGTGCTGGTGGAGGTGGTAAGTCTGATCTGGGAGTTGGACTGGCTTGTACAGAGCATCTGCGCTCCCTGATTATGCGCAGGAAGTATACTGATTTAGCATTCTTGACTGACAGGACCATTGAAATCCAAGGCACAAAAAAGGGTTTCAATGGTTCTGCTCCGCCAAGATTTGATCTAGGTGAAGGGAAATTAATTGAGTATGGTGCTGCTATGACTGTAGGTGATGAGCTATCCTGGATGGGTAGACCTCATGACTTACTGTATGTTGATGAAGCTGCTCATTTTGCAGAGGTTCAAATTCGCAATCTGATGGGCTGGGTCAGGTCAGTTTCCAAAGGCCAACGTGTTCGGGTTGTCCTCGGCTCAAACCCTCCATTGAGTGACGAGGGAGTCTGGATGTTCAAGATGTTTGCTCCCTGGCTTGATCCAGCCTATCCTCTCCCTGCAAAAGCAGGTGAGTTGAGGTATTGTGTAGTAGATGATAATGATTTAGATGTGTGGGTAGAAGGCCCAGGCTTGTATGATAATGTTAACTTTGAGAAGGTATCAGAGGATACTACCATATATATTGAAGGGACTGTTACTGCGATGTCTCGTTCATTCATACCAGCCAAACTTGCTGACAATCCTTTTCAGAATACACCTGAGTACAGAGCACAGCAAGATGGCCTTCCCAAACATATGCGTGAAGCTATCAGGGATGGTAACTTCCTCAGTGTCAGAAGGGATCACGACTTACAAGTAATCCCTACCAAATGGATTCAGGATTCTATGGATAAATGGACTCCTAACAAGCCAGCGGATGTCCCAATGTGTGCTCTTGCTGCTGATCTTACTGGTATGGGAAGCTCTACTGGTGGTGGGAAACAAGATAAGTTTGTACTTGCTAGGCGGCACGATGGTTATTATCGGAAGTTAATAGTAATGCCTGGTAATACTTCTAAGATGGGGAAAGACAAAGCTGGTAAGATATTGACTCATCGTGAAGATGGTTGCCCTATTATCCTTGATATGGGTGGTGGTTATGGTGATGCTACCTATGAAGCACTATTGAATAATAATGTTACTGCTATCCAATACAAGGGCTCAAGGAAATCAAAGAAGAGAACAAAGAAGTCAAAAATCAAATTTTACAATAAACGGGCTGAGACTTATATAAGGTTTATGGAAGCTCTTGATCCAGGTCAAGCTGGTGGTGCTAAAATTATCCTGCCAAATGACCCTATGCTTAAATCTGATTTATGTAGCATAAGGTATGATAGACACCACGATGATATTGATATGATTAAGTTAGAGCCCAAAGCTCAATTGAAGGCCAGGTTGGGTCGCTCTACTGATTATAGTGATCCTGTGACTATGTGTTGGTCATCTGGTGCTAAGATGGAGACTGATTATCATAGTTGGAAGAAAAAATTCAAAGCACCTATTGTTGTGCTCAGCCAAAGAAGCAGTGGCAGAAATAGACAATCAAGAGCAAGGAGATAGATATGGGTGGCATGGGTACAGATGTTTGGAAAAAAGCAATTAGTCCTGAAAGCCAAGTAAGATCAGTAAAAGAGTCTATCAAAAATCCAGATGCCTCGACTATTGGCTCTGCATTACTTGGTGGCCAAATGCAGCATGTACTAGCAAGATCACTAAGTGAAGGGAAAAGAGAAGTGGCTGCTGAAGAGGCTGCTGAAATAGAGGCAGCCAAAACTCCAGAACAACGAGCCAAAGAAAAAACTGCAGGGATGACTGCTGCCCAAAGACGGAGAAGAAGGATCAGCAAACAATTGGGGTTAAAGGCAGGTAGCTCCATACTTCAAACTGAAGGCGATGATACACCAGGATATTAATTATGGGTGAAATGCAATTAAAACTTGTTCTTGAACACCTTTCTAAAAAGAAGGGTGATGAAGATGATGAAAAGAAAGTCATTGACTTAAACCCTAATCAAGCTCTTGGTGATAATGATATAATGACTTTGGAAGATCAGAATATTGAACAAATAACTAACAAAGGTGGGATAGCCACTATAATGACTCCTGCTGGAATACTTACAGTTGATTCTAAAAAGAGAGGGTGGTAAGATGGGAAGTTTATTTAAGATTCCAGAGGCAGCACCTGCACCTGCAGCTGCGCCAGTAGTTGATGAGCCTGTTGCTGTAATTCCTCATAAGGGTGATCCTGATTCAATGAGGGCCAGAAGGAAGTCATTAGCAAGAAGGAAGGCAACAAGTGGTAAGCAAAGCACAATCCTGACAAGTGCTGATAAACTTGGTGGTTGATAGATGTCTGGAAAAGTAGAGAGAATCAAAGGACAGGGAGATGCACTATTTGGTGGTCGAGGCCAACTGATGTCTCTCTGGCAAGAGATTGCTGAGAACTTTTATCCAGAAAGAGCAACCTTCACTGCTAATAAAATTATTGGTGAAGACTTTGCATCTCACCTTGAGACCAGTTATCCTATTCTAGCACGAAGGGATTTGGGCAATCAAATTGGTGGGATGCTGAGGCCTACCAATAAAGATTGGTTTGGAATTATTAAGCGATATGATGATAATATTGATCTGAGTGGTAAAGCTTGGCTAGAGTGGGCTACAAAAATACAGAAGAGAGCAATGTATGATCCAATTGCTATGTTCACTCGTGCTACTAAAGAAGCTGATCACGATTGGGCTACCTTTGGTCAACCTGTTATCTCTGTAAGAATGAATATGCAGAAGAATGCTCTCCTGTATAGGAACTGGCATCTGAAAGATGTTGCTTGGCAGGAAGATGCAATTGGAAGAATTGGGACAGTATATAGAAAGTGGAAGGCAAATGCAATAACTCTCAAACAATATTTTCCAAATACTTGTCACCCCAAAGTGATAGAGGAACTATCAACAACAGCAGGGAAAGACCCATACAAAGAGTGGAATATATATCATTGTGAAGTTCCTGCTAACACCTATGGTGAAGAGAATGAGTGGGGTGATAAGCCACTAGTCAGCATATACTATGATGTTAAGAACAAACACATCATGGAAGAAGTGGGAATATATGAATCAGAATATGTCATCCCCCGTTGGCAAACAGTATCAGGCTCGCAGTACGCCTTTTCACCTGCTACGATAGCTGCGCTACCCGATGCGAGGCTTATACAGTCTATTGCTAGAGTCCTCTTAGACGCTAGTGAAAGGGCTGTAGACCCTCCTATGGTTGCAATCAAGGAAGCAATCAGGTCTGACATATCTGTATATGCTGGAGGGATAACTTGGGTTGATGCTGAATATGATGAAAGGTTAGGTGAAGTACTGCGAGAATTAAAGAGTGGTGCTTCCCTTCCTGTTGGATTTGAGTATAATCAAGATACCAGGGAGATGATTGCTGAGTGCTTCTTCCTTAATAAGCTATCATTGCCTGCACCTACTCCTGGTATGACTGCATATGAGGCTGGAGAAAGAGTTGGTGAGTATATTAGGCAGGCATTACCTCTATTTGAACCTATGGAGGATGAGTATAATGGCCAATTATGCGAGAGATCATTCAATATTCTTCTTAGGCAGGGTGCATTTGGTGCTATGAGGAACTTGCCTACCTCTCTTCAGGGTGCTGATATTTCATTTAGGTTTGAATCACCTATGAGAGAAGCAACTGAAAGGGTCAAAGGTCAGAAATTTGTTGAGACTAAAGATCTGATTGCTGCTGCAATGGAGATGGACCCAGCAGCTCAATATGTAGTTGACCCTGTTGTAGCACTTAGGGATGCCCTTGATGGAACTGGCAGCCCTGCTTCTTGGAGAAGAGATGACAATGCAGTTAATCAAATGGTTGCCAAAGATGCCCAAGATGCTGCAATTGAACAAGAGATGGGCCAAATACAGGGTGGAGCAGACATAGCCAAGACAATCAGCGAAGCTATACCTGAAGGTGCTGTATAATGTTAGGCCAAAAAAAGAATATGCCATACCAAGATTGGGAGACCATTCTTGATAAGGAAACCACAAAGGCTGTTAGCCTAGCATTTAAGTGTTTAGAGAAAGGAGAGGCAAGTCCAGATCAACAAAAGCTGGTACTTGACTTTTTAATAAAGATTGGTTGCAGAACATATGACACAGATTGGTTCCCTGAGGAAAGAATCTCCTGTTTTGCAGCTGGTAGGCGATATGTTGGACAACAAATTGTCCGATTTATCAATTTGAGAATAGGTTAAAATAGAGGCACAACCAATGGCTGATACCCCTGAAGAACAATTAGGCGCAGCACAGAAATCATTTGATGATTCTGCTGCTGGATTAGTAACTGCACAAGAATCAATGGATGCAGCATCAGCAGCATTTAAGGAAGATGAAAAGAATGAAGAGTTGAAGACTGCATTTACTGAGTCAGAAACTTCTTTTAATGGGTTACAAAAAACTCATACTGGTCTTGAGACCACCCTTAAAGACTTGCAGTTATCATTAAAGGGTGATGATGGCTACTGGCCAACTGATTGGCGTGAGAAGTATGCTGATGGTGATGATAAGATGGAGAAGAGGCTGGCCAGATATGCTAGCCCGCAAGCAGCCATTGATGCTATGGTGTCTGCTCAGAACAAAATCTCCAGCGGAAATATGAGCCTCAAGCTGACAAAGGAGTCTACTCCTGAGGACATTAAGGAATTCAGAACACAGAATAGTATTCCTGAGGAGCCAAAAGGCTATAGTTTGGATATGTCAGAAGGTCTTGTTGTTGGAGATGATGACAAAGAAATGTTGAAAGGGTTTCTTGAGAGTGCTCATGGCTCTAATTTTTCCCAAGATCAAGTTACTGCTGGCCTTGAGTGGTACTATGGTGAGCAGGAAAGGATGCAGCAAGAGCAATATGCTAATGATCTTAACTTTAAATCTGCAGCAGAAGATGAGTTGAGGCAAGAATGGGGTGTAGAATATACTCCAAACCGTAATCTTATGGCAAATTTCTTATCATCTGACTTTGAAGAGGGTATTGGTGATTTGATTGCTGGGGCAAGACTGGCTGATGGAACAATGTTGGCTAATCACCCAGCAATCCTTAGAGGCTTTGTAGCCAAAGCAAGGGCTGCCAATCCTATGGGAGCTTTAGTTCCTGGCTCTGGTGCTCAACAGCTGGATGCAATAGTGGATGAGATTGCTGCCCTTGAAGCTAGGATGGGTGATGAGACCTGGTATAAAGATAAAAAAGCTCAAGACAGGTATATGAAATTAGTATCTGCTAGAGATGCTGGGGGCAAGTAGCTCCCTTAACACACGACAGTTGGCACTATCTTATGAACATCAGGCACCGAAAGGTCATCCCTGAAATAATAAGATGGTCACCCTAACCAAGTGACAATCAAAGTATTTTAGGAGAAAAACGATGGGCGAGAATGCTTTTCAAACCATGTATCGCCAGGAGTTCATCAAGAAGTTTGAGCAGCGTGAATCCCTGGTAAGAAAAACTGTTACCACTGAGGCAGATATCAAAGGAAACACTGCTGTGTTCCTTACTGCTGGCTCTGGTAGCGCAACTGCAAAAACTCGTGGAGCCAATGGCCTCATCCCTGCACGGGCTGATGACTTGACTCAGAGTTCTGCTACCCTGAAAGAGTGGCACGATCTTGTTCGCAAGAACAACTTCAACATCTATGCTGGCCAAGGTCGTCAGCGTGAGATCATGCAGTATACCACGATGGCAGTTGTTAATCGTAAGATTGACTCTGATATCATTACTGCCCTTGAGACTGGTACCCTGTATGCTGGTGTTGCTGCTCAAACAGGTTCCCTTTCATTTGCTATGCATGCCCTCACTGTTCTGACCAATGGTGATGTTCCAATGGATGGCAACATCTCTGCGTTGATCACTCCTGCCTTTCATGCATATTTGATGCAGACCAAGGAGTTCTCTTCCGTTGACTATGTCAACAACAAGCCTTTTGAGGGTGGCCTGACGATGTTCCGCTGGGCTAATGTCAACTGGATTGTTCATCCTAACCTTACTGGTGCTGGTACCAGTGATGAGACCTGCCTGATGTATCATAAGGATGCAATTGGCCACGCCTGTGATAAGGAAGGCATCACCACTGCAGTTGGGTATGATGATGAGCAGGACTACAGCTATTCTCGTTGTACTGCTTATATGGGGTCCAAACTTCTCCAGAATACCGGAGTTGTTCAGATGCGTCATGATGGTAGTGGTTTCGCCTCTACTGCTTAATAGTGTAGTGGTACTTATCAAATAAGCTGGTAAGTACCACTCAAATTTGAAGGAGATTAAAGATGGCTGCTTATGTACCTGGAGCTTTGAATTGTATGATCCCACGAATTGGTGCTGGCCCTGCTCTCTGGACGTATGAGAGTGCAGATGCCCACGGTGATGTGGATGCTGTTGGATATTTTTCTGATGGTGCTGACAAAGGAATGGTACTCAATGACCTTATGTGTGTTGTTGATACTGCAACTGCAACAATCACCTGGCACCGTGTGCTGGATGGTGGCTTGACAATTGGGGCATCTGCCTCATAACAATTAAGGAAACCCTCTCTCTCCCCTCACAAGGGGGAGAGAGCACCTTGGAGAGAAACAATGATTAATGATATACCAACAAATACTGAATTGGCTGAGTATGAAGGTAACACCTGGCAAGTTACTCCTGTACGTGGAGTAAAATTGGAAGACTTGCTCAATCCTGAGTATTGGGCTCACATTGCTTATAGATTTAGAGCTGGTGATAGAATTATTGCTATCCCACCTGATCGTAGTTATTTTGTTGAGTTGTTTGTCCTGGCTGCATCAAAGAACTGGGCAAAAGTAGTTCTCATGAGAGAAGTAATCTTGATTGAAGATTCTGAAGATGATAAGCCAGTAGATGGCTTTGTAGTAGAGTTCAAGGGCAAGGATAAGTGGAGAGTTCTACAAGGAAATGAAATACTGTCCAAAGACCATGATGACAAGAAGGCTGCAGAGAAGTGGTTGTTGGCTCACAAAAAGGAAGTCAGATAAATGGCCATCTCAGATGCAAACAAGCTAGCAATATACAACGGAGCATTGTTGTTCATAGGTGAAAGGAAATTGGTTGGCCTCACAGATTCCAATGAGCCAAGAAGGTTGCTTGATGGCATTTATGACAGAGGTGGGATCAATACTGCCTTGGAGAAGGGTCAGTGGAATTTTGCTATGCGTTCTGCAAAACTTGAGTATGCTCCTAGTATAACTCCAGCATTTGGATATGAGAGAGCTTTTGAGAAACCATCTGATTTTGTAAGACTTTGTGCACTTTGTGCAGATGAATTTTTCACAGTTCCTCTTTTGCAATATAGTGATGAAGCTGGGCTTTGGTTTGCATCTGAAGATGAGATTTATATCAAATATGTATCTGATGATAGCTCTTATGGCAAAGACTTTTCACTTTGGCCTGAGAGCTTTATCAGGTTTGTAGAAAGTTATTTTGGCTCTCAAATTTCTTTTAAACTGACACAAAACAGAGACAAGAGTGATGATTTGAAACTTGACTCTAAAAAGTTATTGATGGAGGCATCTTCTATAGATGCAATGAATGATCCAACTGCATTCAGACCTCCTGGACGTTGGAGGAATTCAAGAGGCAGAGGGCTCAGGAATAGGGACAATGGCCATAGGAGCAGATTGCTAGGATGAGCAAAGACACCCCAGCACAGTTAGCTTTTAATAGAGGCATGATATCTAAGCTTGCCTTGGCACGAGTTGATCTGAAACGCATGGCACTTTCAGCAGAGATTCAGACCAACTGGATGCCACGTGTGTTGGGCTCTATGATGTTAAGGCCAGGGCTTGAGCATCTTGGATCCACTAAAGATAATGCTGCTGCTGTTCACCTTCCTTTTATTTTTTCACTTTCTGATACTGCTATAGTTGAGTTGACTGCAGATGTAATGAGAGTTAGGGTGGATGATACTATCATCACTAGGCCAGCTGTAACAGCAGCAATAATTAATGGCTTATTTACTTCTGATATATCTGATTGGAATGACCATGATGAGTCTGGAGCTACTTCTTCTTGGTTATCTGGATATATGCTCTTGCGTGGAACAGGTACAAAATATGCCAAAAGAGATCAGCATATAACCATAAATGAGCAGAGTACAGAGCATGCTCTTCACATTTTAGTAGAGGATGGACCAGTTGAGATAAAATTAGGTGAATCTGAATTCTCAGATGAATATATAAGCACCACACTTGGTACTGGGGAACACTCACTGGCATTTACTCCAGAAGTTGCTACAGTATATCTGACACTTAGATCAAGAGAAGCATATAGTGTACTTGTTGATTCTGTTGTTATTGAATCTGCTGGAGACATGGAGGTTGGCACACCTTGGGGTGCTGGTGATCTTGCCAACATTAGATATGATCAGTCTGGTGATATTATATTTGATGCTTGCAAGGATGTGAAGCAATATAAGATAGAAAGGAGAGCAACAAGGTCATGGTCTGTTGTTGAATATAATGCACTTGATGGCCCATTCAGGATTATAAATACAGGTACAACTACAATTACCCCAAGTGCATTGACTGGTAATATAACTCTCACTGCTTCTTCTGACTTATTTGAATCTGGCCACATTGGTGCTTTATTCTCAATTGAATCAACTGGACAGGAAGTATCAGATTTAATTTCTGCAGAAGATACTTGGACAGATCCAATTCTTATCCAAGGTGTAGAGAGTACCAGAATATTCACAATCATAATAGCAGACAGGACAGACTCCACCATAACTCTTCAGCGGTCTGTAGAAGAATTGGGAAGCTGGGAAGATGTAACTGATTATACTGCAGATACCACAGTATCATATGATGATACTCTTGACAACCAACTTGTATATTATCGTATAGGGGTTAAAACAGGTGATTACGGGACAGACACCCTTGACCTTACACTTAGATACCCCTCAGGAAGCATCACCGGGATAGCAAAGATTACAAGTGTTGTTAGTGGAACAGAGGCTAATGCAAGGGTAGTTAAGGCTTTTGGTGGAACTGATCCATCAAATGATTGGTCTGAAGGTGAATGGTCAACCAAGAGAGGCTTTCCTACTTCAGTTGCATTTAATGAATCAAGATTATTCTGGGCTGGTAAGGATAAAATTATTGGCTCCATTACAGATGCATTTAATAACTTTGATGACACAACAGTTGGTGATTCAGGAACTATAAATCGTAGTATTGGTTCTGGTCCAGTTGATAATATTAATTGGCTAGTTTCTGGAAAGACTTTCCTACTTGGTGGTGATGCTGCAGTAAAAACAGCAAGATCATCTAGTCTTGAAGAGCCACTCACCCCATCAAATTTCAACTTAAAGGATGTGGCAACTCAAGGTACAGCTGCAGTTGCTGCTGTAAAAGTAGATACTGATACCATATTTGTTCATGCTAGTGGAACAAGAGCATATGAAGTTGCATTTGATGGCATACAGCATGATACATTGGATGTAACCTCTATTGTACCAGAAATTGGAGAGCCATCAATTATAAAGATAGTAGTACAAAGACAACCTGATACCCGCTTACACTTTATTAGGTCTGATGGCAAAGTTGCTATTCTTATTTATGATAAGGTGGAAGATGTCAAATGTTGGATATTATTTGAGACTGATGGTGCAGTTGAGGATGCAGTTATCCTTCCTGGCACTATTGAAGATAGTGTTTATTATTTAATAAATAGAACAGTTGATAGCAATACAGTTAGATATTTGGAGAAGTGGACTCACGAGAGCAAAGGAAAAGGGTTAACAGACACTAGGCTAGCAGACTCTCATTTTATATACTCTGGTGCATCTACTGATACAATAACAGGTCTTGATCATTTAGAGGGTGAGTCTGTTATAGTGTGGGGTAATAATAAAGACCTTGGCACCTATATTGTGGCAGGAGGGTCTATAACACTTTCTGAAGCTGTAACCTGGTGTTGTGTTGGTTTAGTTTATGCTGCCACCTTTAAAAGTGCTAAGCCTGCACTGGCTCTTGCTACTGGTACATCTTTATTGCAAAAGAAAATTATATCTCAGATTGGTGTGATATTAGCAGATACTCATTATCAAGGATTACAATATGGGCCAGATGAGAATAATTTGGACAATCTCCCTTTGACTAAAGATGAAGCAGATACTGCTGCTGATACTGTTCACACAGAATATGATGAAGAGCCATTCCCCTTTCCTGGAACCTGGGATACAGATTCAAGGTTATTTTTAAGGGCAACTGCTCCTAAGTCATGTACTATTCTTGCTGCAGTTATTAATTGGGACACTCATGGAAAATCCTAGGGTTGTATTCAAAAGAGCTAATATGGAGCTTGCTAGGCAATTCTATGGTCCTGGTGCACCCATTAGAAGTTTCAAGGGTTATGTTGCAATGATTGAGGATAGAGTAATTGGAGTTGCTGGATTATTTTATTGTGGTGATAATATAATATTATTCTCTGATATGAAAGATGAATTCAGATCATATAAAAAAGATATAGTAAAATCAATATTGAAGATGAGAGAATTTATGAAGGGCACAAAGCACCCAATATGTGCAATAGCACAGTGTGGTGAGATGCTATCAGAAAAGATATTGCTGAAGTTGGGATTCATTTATCATGGTGAATCACCTGGTGGCAAAGTATTTATTAGGAGGCCATGATATGGCAATGATGGCAGTTGGATTAGCCTTAACTATTGTATCTGGTATTATGCAGGCAGATGCCCAGAAGAAGGCAGGCATCGAAGGTAAGCAACTAGCAGACCTTAATGCTGCCAATACAAAGACTGCTGCTCAATTCAAAGCAGATCAATTAAAGGCAAGAGCAACTCGTGAAGAAGCAGTTGGGATTATAAAAGGAAATGAAGCAAAAGAGAGAGCAGAATATGCAGCATCAAGGGTAGCTGCCCTTGCTGGTGCTAGTGGCACTGGTGTCTTTGATAAGAATGTTGTTGATGCTATTGTAGGTTTTGAAGAGCGCGGTGACCTGAACAGACGGACTGAAATCTATAAAGGTGGTGCAGCAGCAGATTTGAGCAGGCTTATGGCTAAGTCTGTTACATTCTCAGGAATGTCTCAAGCAGATGCACTAACCTATCAAGGTGAGTCTATTAAGCGTGCTGGTAAGAGGAAAGCAACTGCAACCTTAATTGGCACAGCAGGCTCCATGTTCTCACAATACTCCAGCGGAGCAGGCTCAGGTATGTTTAGTGGGGTTAGTGCTGGAGGCGGTGGTAGTGCTCCTGCTAGTGGTGCTGGAGGCTGGAGTGGAACTGGAAGCCCAAGTGTAGCAGTAGAAGGATGGTAAAGGAATAAACATGGGATCAAAATTACCTAGTGCACAAGAGTTGGCTATCCATGACCCTTCTGTTAGTGGGACAATAGCCACAATAAGTCCTGGAGCTTTTTCTTCTGTTAAAGATCAAGGAGAGATTGGCCAAGCACTATCAGGAGCAGCCAAGCGGATATCAGATCAGGCCATTAAGTTTCAAAATGACATGAATGATACTTCTATCCAAGATGCAATCAATCAGTACAATAAAGAAAGGTCTGCACTTGAATTAAGAAGAATGAATATCAAAGGCAAGAATGCAGGCAATAAACAATTTGTAGATGATTCTACAGTAGAGCTTGATGGTATAAGTAGTAGAATTAGATCAGGTTTAAAAAATTCAGCTCAATTTGGGAAGTGGGATCACCTTTATGGACAAGATAAGGTTAAGTTTGGTGCTGGTATGGCCAAATACTCCCTACAACAACATGATGTATGGGACAAGGAAGTAACACTAACTACAATTGCTGGGGATGATAGTAAAGCAAACACCCATTATGATAACACAGCTGAGATTGATGGGACAGTTGAAAATTCCACAGACCGCATTAGGAAATATTATACAAAGCAAGGTGAAGATGAAGCAACTATCAACCTAAGAATAGAAGGGATGAAGGCAAATAGGTATGTTGGGGCTATCAATGCTGCTATAGTAAATGATGATAAGAACTCTCCAGAGTATCTTAATTCTGCTTCTGCTTTGGTAAAGATGTATGGTGGGAGCATACCTGAAGCTGAGTTGGATAAGTTCAATAAGATAATCACCACTGAAAGAGAAGTGAAAAAAGTAAGTGATGATGCTAGAGATTTCATGGACCAATATCCTGATGCCACTCAGAGTGAGATCACAGCATATGCTAGAGGATTGTATCCTGAGAGAGAGGATTTGGAAAAGGCTGTCAAGATAGATATGAAGGCTATCAAAGTTGGCAGGGATAAAGATGCTATTGCTGTAAGGAAAGATCAGAATGATAGTGTTGCTTCTACTTTCGTTGATGGAACTGTTACTAGAGAGTCCATATTGCAAACAGTTAGTGATGATCAAGATCAACTGAAGTGGATAGGCAGATACAATACTAAACGCACCAATAGTGATTATGCAGAAGATGATGCTGTTAGAGCCAAATTGAGAACAATGGCCAATACTGATGCTGCTAACTTATCCAATGATGATATATGGAGTGTTGTATATGCCAAAAAGGGTATCACAGATGCAACTGCTCAAGCAATAATGATTAGACGTGATGCACAATTAGCTGAGGACAACAAGCCAGGAGGGAAAGGAAAGTCAAAAACTCTTAAAGCTGCTCATGATTTGATAGATGATTATAAAAGAGTTGGTCACCCTCTTCACAAAGATGTAGAGATGAATGAAACTGAATGGGCTTTATTCCACAGGGGCTTAGATGATGCCTTTGAGGAAGCACAAGCTAATAAAGAGGTTTTTGATGCAATAAAGTGGGCTGAGGAACAATACATAGTGCCTGCTAAAGATGGCTGGGTCAAGAAGTTTTTAGTTAGTCTTGCAACAGAACCTGGGAAGAATATTCTTGGCTCTGAAGGAAAATCACTTGTGACAGGTGCTATGGGTTATGCTTTTGGTGATATTACTAATGAGGTTGCTGCTGATTATTTGAGGTCAAGAGGAAAAGTTGTAAATGAAAAGAATATATCATTGACCCAGAATTATCTGGAGAGTAGATAATGAGTGAGAAAGACTTTTTAGATACTATACCAGATGATGAAGTGACTCCAGAAATCACTGCTGGTGGTGAAGAGAGCTTTTTAAATTCTATCCAAGATGATCCTGAGCAAATAGAAAGGATTGCTAAAGGTGTTGGTGAAGTTCGTAGAATTGAAACTGATTTAGTATTTCCTTTAAAGTTCACTGATGAGATGAGGGGGCAAATCCCAGAAGAGTATCACCAAGGAATTGAAGATACTTTTGCTTTATCTAATGGGCTTGATGAACCTGCTCATCTTGTATATGATCTCAAAGATCAGATCATTGATAATCTCAAAGATGCTGAGATAGGGTTAGGTGCTAAGGTAAAAGGATCATTAACTGCTGGCATTGGTGATCTTGCTTCAGGTATTGGGCATGCTCTTAAATCACAAGGTATTGGTAATAGCCTAGATGGGCAGGAACCTGGCATAAATGACGATATGATTACTTGGGGGAGGAAGTTACAAGGGGCATACATACCTCCATTCATTGAAGATGAATCCAAATACAAATATAACTTTCAGAAGATACTTGATGCTGAGTGGTTGGCAACCCACCCAATGAGATCAGTTCCTATGACTGTTGCTCTTATCCCAGCTGCTATTGCAGGAGCATCAGTTGGGACAACAGTAGCAGGTGCATATAGCCTTGGTTCATTTGGAACCCTTGTAATGGGGTCACTTGGAGCAGGTGTTGCATCTGCCCCGATGGAAGCTGCTCTTGAGGCTGGTGGAACTTATGAGGCTGGATTAGAAAGAGGTGATAGCCCAGAGGTGGCAAAAGAAGCAGCAGAAACAGTATTCATCAAAAACATGGCACTCCTGGGTATATCCAATACAGCGGAATTTATGGCTATGTTTGCCCCAATGAAGATCAAGGGGAAAGTATCAGGAAGGATGCTATCAAGAAGGGCAGCTGCTATTAAAACTACTGGTAGTGTTAGCAAGAAAGTATTAACCACTACAGGTATGGAAGGTGCACAAGAAAGATTGCAGGAAGTATTCCAATTACAGGCTGAAGATGAAGCTGTACCTTATACAAAATTCTTTGACTTTGATGACCCTAGATTAAATGATGCACAATTAGGTGGTATGGTATTTGGTTTTGGATTTGGTGGAGTTGGTAGTGTATATACTGCCCTGACTGATTCTGTAGAGACCACTATGGAACCTGATATGAGGAATAGTTATCTCAACAGGGTAGAAGAAATCAAAGTAGAAACTGGAGTTGAAGACCAAGAGGCAAAAACTGTAGCTCTCAATGAACTTGCAGAGACTCCTGAAGGCAAAGCCCATATTGAAGATGTAGTTGAGTATTTACAAAACCCTGATAATAGTCAACCTGATGTAAAGATAATTGGGGTGGAAGAAGATGAAGAAGGCATCCCGACATCTTACACTATGGTTGATAGGGAAGGAAATGAATTCACAGTAGCTCCTGGTGCTACACCTGCTCAAATAGAAGCAGCCAGGAAGCCAGATGAAGCTGATGCTATAATTGCTAGTGAAGAGGAAGTTGAAGCATTGGTTGATGAATTTGGTCAACCTCTAATGGCCCAACAAGAAACTTTTCACACAAGTGAAGAGCGCACTACATTAAAGCAAGAAAGAAAAAGAACCTTTGAGCCTGCAAAGATATCACAAGAGGCTCTTCCTGAAGATGTATCTGGAGAGTTATCACCATGGGGTGGTGGCAAATATTTCCACTCAACAGCTGAGAAACTTCAAAGCTGGATTGACAAAAGTGGTGATGGTTTTCTTTACAGAGTTACCATTCCAGATGCTTTGGTAGATGGATTTGATGTTGGGTTAAAAGATTATCCACATAGGTTTGTAACTGACACCAGTGATGCTGGTACATATAAATCTCATACATTTACATCAAGTTTAGATGATGTAAAAAAGATAGCCAAGAGCAGGCCTGATGCAATAGTTTATAGGATAATGCCTCAGGATATTGATGCTGAATTTACTATCCATGTTTCTGATGGTGCAAAAGGAGTCATCCATGTCCACAGCCCGAAACCAGCCCACATCGATGAAACAGTTGTCATCTACCAAGAAGGCAAATGGTCAGGTGAAGAACAAGTTCAGGAGTCTCGGAGATTTATTGAAGGCAGGAG